GATTCTGTAACTCAGTCTACCAAAATCATGATTAAAGCTATTGGTAAGGCCTTAGCAACGGAGATTCCAACACTTTTTTCTGACATTATTTACACTACAAGGGAGGCTGATAAGTTTTGGTGGGACACAGCAGCTTATGGCGTTGATACTAAAACACGTAGCCTGGGCTATCGGAGCAAGATAGAACCAAACTTCTCTCAGGTGTTTGATGTTTGGGCGAAACGGGGGGGGCATTAATGCGGATACCCCTAAAACGCATTAGAACGCCCGCCATGGCACGAACGCGATTAGCTAATACCAACCCATGCACGAACGCGAAAACGCCCCAAAAGGGCTGTATTTCCCGCGCGTATAATGAGCACCATGCAGCAGAGCATCACGTGAAGGGCAGCACGCTATCTGTCTACTTTTATCAACTCTAGGAGTATCTAGTATGACTTCGCAATTTGATCCAAATGTTTTTCTTGATGCACAGCAGACTGAATCAAACGACAAGCGTCCTCCGCTTCCGACTGAAAACCCTGATGACGAGAACGGTCTCTACACAGCCGTAATCGGTGAGATCAAGACCGATTCTGGTATGATCGGTAAGGGTGATCGTATTGGTCAGCCGTGGCTGTCTATGGTTGTTCCTCTCCGTCTTCAGGTTCCTCCGTCTGTGCAGGGCTTGGGCATTCCCGCAGAAATGACGTTGACTGACAGGGCGTTTCTTGACCTTACTCCGCAGGGTGGTATCGACAACTCGAAGGGTAAGAATCGTGCCCAACGTGCCTACCGCGATGCTACCGGAACTAACAAAGCTGGCGAGCCTTTCGCATGGCGTATGTTGCAGGGTAAGGTAGTTAAGGTTCGTGTCGCTCACGAGGTTTACAATGGCAACATCCAAGAACGAGTAAACCAGATCCTTCCCGCGTAGTCTCCCATTAACTTTTTATCCCCCCGAGAGTGCCATCCCATTCTTGGGGGGACTTTTTTAGGAGTGCTACATTATGCGTCTCATTGAAAAATCAGCAATCGTTATACTTCCTGACAGACAACGCCGCACCTTTGCCGCCGATCAGCTACACGAGCTGGGCGAGTCAATTCGTGAGCGAGGTTTATTTCATCCTATCATTCTCCGTATTATAGGAGAAGACTATGTGTTAGTATCGGGTGAACGTCGTCTACGCGCTATGATAGACATATATGACTTGGGTGGTAGCTTTCGCCATGACGGTCAAGATGTACGTTCTGGCTTTATTCCCTATACACTTCTTGAAGATCTCGATGAACTTGGAGTTGAAGAGGCTGAACTAGAGGAGAACATTCGTCGTGCAGATCTTACCTGGCAAGAACGAGCAGCTGCTCATGCTAGACTTAACGCCCTTCGAACAAAGCAAGCCGCTCAACGTGGGGAAGCTCCACCTACTGTCGCTGACATTGCCCTCGAAGTTAGAGGCTCAAGAGAAGGCGTTAACCAAGAGTCTACAAGGCGCGAAATTATTGTCGCCAAACACTTGGATAATCCAGCAGTCAAAGCTGCCAAATCAGTTGATGAAGCTTTCAAAATCCTCAAAAAGGAAGAAAGCCACGCAAAATCAAGAGCACTGGGAGAACAGGTTGGACGCACCTTTACCGCCGACCTTCACAAGATATTGAATGAGGACTCACTTCAATGGATGTGCAACGCGTCTGCAGAACAGTTCGATGTAATCCTCACCGATCCTCCGTACGGCATGGGAGCAGACGAGTTCGGAGACTCGGGCGGGCTTGCTGCCGGCGCTCATGGCTACAAGGATGACGCAGAACACTTCCATAAGATACTAACTATACTAGCACCAGAATCGTATCGCCTGGCTAAGGCCGAAGCTCATCTCTATATGTTCTGTGACATTGAATGGTTTCCAGATATTAAGTCTGCGCTTGCAGTCGCCGGCTGGTGGGTATTCAGGACGCCCTTGATCTGGCACAAACCTTCCGGTATGCGAGCACCGTGGCCTGAGCATGGGCCGCAGCGTAAATACGAAACAATCTGCTATGCAGTGAAAGGCAAGCGCCCTGTTTTAAAGATGGCCGCCGATTTGATTAGCTTTGGTGCGGATTCTAATCTTGGTCACGCTGCGCAGAAACCGGTAGCTTTGTTTGAAGAGCTCCTTCGCCGGTCGTGCCGACCTGGCAACACCGTATTTGATCCTTTTTGCGGTAGCGGGACAATCTTCGCGGCAGCTCATGAACTCAAGTGTCAGGCAACAGGCATTGAGCTTGACCAAGCAAGCTTTGGGATCGCTGTAAAGCGTGTTGAAATGTTAAAGGCACAACTTGAACTGGGACTGTAATCATGCGGATAAGAGGCGAAGGCCCTGCACCATCCCGCATTATGTTAGTGGGAGAGTTTCCTAACGAACAGGATGAGCGTGCTGGTATAGCGTTTGCCGGTTCTGCCGGACAAGAACTAAATCGAATGCTGCACGAAGCTAAGATCATGCGGAGTGAATGCTATACAACTCACGTGGTGAAGATTAGACCGCCTGATAATCAGGTAACCTACTTCATAGCAACTAAGAAGAAAGACATTTCATCTGTTCATTTGCTGCTTCGTGATAAGTATTGCACCAAAGCTTTGCATGAGGGTTATGCTGAGCTTCTAGCTGAGATTGATCTTGTCCAGCCAAACCTGATTATAGCTTTCGGTAATCTAGCTATGTGGGCGTTGACTGGTAACTGGGGTATACTGAAGTGGCGTGGATCACAGCTGTCTCACGAAGGCATTAAGGTTATACCTACGTTGCCGCCAGCCGCAATTACCAGGCAATGGGAGCTGCGTGGGTTAGTCGTAAATGATCTTCGTCGAGCCAAGAAGCACATGACTTCGCGTGAGTATGCTAAGCCTCAGTGGAACTTCCGCGTTCGTCCTAGCTTTGGTGCTGTTACAGATATTCTGACACAGCTTCTTGCCGACGCTGACAAAGACACGCTCTGGCTTGATTTCGACATTGAGACTCGCGGCGGCCATATCGACTGCATAGGATTCTCTTGGTCAGCTACGGATGCGCTTTGCATTCCGCTGATGACAAGTTCTAATCGTGAAGGCTACTGGTCAGTCGGCGAAGAGGGTTTGATTGTCTATGAACTCTACAAGCTGCTGACTCATAAGAATGTTTGCATTCGCTGGCAGAATGGGTTGTATGATGCACAGTATGTTTATCGCCATTGGCACTTTATTCCTCGCGGTGCTCAGGATACAATGATAAGTCAGCATTCGCTCTTTGCAGCGTTGCCAAAGGGTTTATCTTTCCTAGCCTCGATGTATTGTGACTGGTATGTGTACTGGAAGGATGAAGGTAAGATTGCTGCCAATGTGCCAGAGGAACGGCGTTGGACTTACAACTTACAAGATTGTATCTACACACGGGAGTGCGGTGAGGTTTTATCTGAATCCGCTAAGGCCATGGGTCTTGGTGCAGTTGAAGAGCAGCAGCAAGCTTTGTTCTACCCAGTCCTACGAGCAATGCTGCGCGGTGTTCGAGTAGATAAGAACATCAAGGCTAAGATGGCTATGGAGATTCAAGAGGAACTATCAAAGCGTGAAGCATTCCTTTTCAATGTCCTTGGGCATCTGGTCAATCCAGCTTCTCCTAAGCAAATGCAGTCGTTGTTTTATGAGGACTTGAAGCAGCAGGTAATCTACAAACGTAGTGTTGTTCTCGGTCGAACTAAGATGGCACCAACTTGTGATGATGAAGCCTTAACAAAGATTGCGGCACGTGAGCCTATCCTGCGCCCGCTGTGTAACGCAATTGCAGATATACGTACTTTGAATAAATTTCTTGGCGACTTCGTAATGATGCCTCTTGACGAGGACGGACGGATGCGCTGTTCCTTTAATATTGCTGGTGACGCTGGAGGTAAAAGTGCCCCGTACTCCTATCGACTTAGCTCCTCTAAAAACCCTTTCGGAAGCGGGGGAAATCTACAGACTATTCCGAGTGAAAAATCCAAGTCCTCAGGTAAAGCTGCGGCACGCGGTAGTATGGACTTTACTTTGCCGAACATACGTTCTATGTATGTACCTGATCCAGGCTTTACGTTCTTTGACATGGACTTGGATCGTGCTGATCTTCAGGTTGTTGTCTGGGAGTCGGATGACCAAATGCTTAAAGCAGCTATGCGCCTCGGTGTGGACATTCACTTGCTTAATGTGTACGCTTTGGATAAGCAGGATCCGCCGCCGCTGGAAGAGCTAGTCGAGTCGCATCCCAGTTATTGGGATCATCGCGGCCCTCGAAAGCATAAACGGGAATTTGCAAAGGTCTTCTGCCATGCTACTAACTACGTAGGCGGAGCTAAGACTGTTGCAGCGCACACTGGCCGCGGTGTTCATGAGATTGATGTTGCTCAGAAGTATTGGTTCTCGGTACATCCAGGAATTAAATCCTGGCATGAGCGCGTTGAAGAACAAATTAACAAGCGCCGTTATGTAGAGAATCGGTTTGGCTATCGCTGGTATATCTTTGACAGACTTGACGGGCTCCTGCCAGAAGCTGTTGCGTGGATTCCGCAGTCTACTGTAGGTATCGTTATCAATAAAGCTTGGACTGCGTTCTACCAGAACGTACCCGAGGTGCAAGTACTTCTACAAGTGCATGACTCTCTTGCCGGACAGTTTCCTACTCATCGACAAGCTACAGTACTGCCCTTGATGGAGAAACATTCTCGAGTAATTGTTCCTTACGAAGAGCCTTTGATTATTCCTACTGGCATTAAGACTTCAACTGTTAGCTGGGGAGATTGCGAGTGAACCGCCATCATCCTGATTGGCTTACCGCATACGTCAGCTATGCCAGCGTTAC